TGATTTAAACGATTCTGTAAAAAAGATATTGTGTATTTTTTTGATTGAGATTCCCGTTGAGAAGGTACCGTAAGATGCAACAATAACAACTTCTTCGCCTGCTTCCATTTTCTTTTTATGTTCTTCTCGTATATCTTTATCAATTCCACCGTCAACATAATAAACAGTTTTATCACTGTCTCTGCGAAGTTTTTCATATATTTTTTTACCATGTTCAATCCTGTGGAAAAGGACCAAACTATTACCGCGTACTCTGGAAATAATACTTGTAATAAAGTTAAGCCTGCCTGGTGAATTAATGACATAGTTTTGTTCAAATTTAAAAACATCTTTACTTTCATATCTATTTTGTGACATTTCTCTAAATGCGTCCTTTGTAGATTGAGGAGCATAATCCATTTTAATTATTTTTACTTTACAACCAGCAATGTGTCCTTCATTTTGCAAGTAATTTGCACTTATTTCAGTAATAAGAGGTCCGGTGTATGCCATTAATGTTAATCTATCTAAAGTACCTTCTTTTGGTATAGTACCCGATAATCCATATTTGTAATCTGCATTAACACATTTTTGAAGGATAGTTTTAATAGACGCTGATTTTGCCTTATGTGTTTCATCCACAATTATAGCATCAAATTCACTAAAATAAGATTTGTCTTTTTTAACTAGAGACTGATAAGTTCCTATGACTACATTTCTTCCCGGTCTTATTTTTTGACCAGAATATATTTGTTGTACTTTTATGTCTACTGCATTTCTATAGTTATAATCTAAAAAATCTTCACTTGCTTGTACTACTAAAGAAACATTAGGAACTATAAATAAGATTTTTTTAGCCTTTTCATGTTCTAATAAATAAGCAACTGTTAAAAACGAAATTAATGTTTTACCAGCTGAAGTTGCTAATTCACTTAGGCATCTTTTAAATTTTAAAATATTAAAAGCTGCTTCTATTTGATAATCTCTTGGTGTTATTTCTGATTTTTCGAAAAAATCTAACGCCCATTGAGTAAACTTTTCTTGATTTATGTTGGTATCAAATATATCTGTGATACCATTTAATTTAAATTCAAATTTATATTCTTTACATATGCCCATGACTTCTCGCCATAAACCCGAAGGAATCCATTTATCATCCTTAATATACGAAACATAACCGTCCCATAAACCCTTTTTGACCAAAGGGTTAAAACGCCAAGACTCAATTCTTCTATTTAAAGAAATATTGAGTTGTTCCAATTCTAATTCAGTTGCTGCATCAATGCGTAACAACTGTTTGTTTTCAGTTAACGTAAGCTCCACATTGTTAGAGCATTTTTATTTGTCGTTATAGATCTTTTAATGCAAGTCTATTACGAATGGCAAAGCCCATGTTATCTAGGGTTTTTACCGAATCTCTAAAGAATTCTACTTGATTTTCTAAATGCGATAATATCATGTTTTCATCAGCTAGATCAGTTTCAATAAACTTCTCTTTTTGTTTTTCTCATAACTTATAATCATATTCATAATATCTAATATAAGCTTCTCTATATCTAACTGCTACTTTATTTTTCTGTTCTTTTACTTTCATATTTAAATAAGACATCTGCTCAACGAGAGATTGTCTAGAAGATAATACTTCAGCAATAGTTTCCTCCATGGTGTTTAAATTTCTTAAACTTTGTGCTAATCCTTTAATGTTGTTAGTCCACTCTGTTCTTTGGCCACTTAATTTGCGGTCCAATGCTAAAATATTTTCTTTACTCATATTAAAATAATGATTTCTTATTGGGATTAGGCTTGATGAACTTAGACGTTATTTGTCTTTTCTTAAATTTAGGTTTTGGCATTTCAATGTCAGGTGACTCGATACTTAGATCCAATGGTTTGAAATCTAATAAAAGTTTCATACCTTTAAACCTATCACTGTCTTTTTGAAATTCTTCGAAGTTGTCTTCAACCATTATACTAATATCTTCTATACGTACCATAGATCTAATTGACTAGAGGTGAAATATTGATCGATCTTTTTATGAGCATCGATTTTAAGCTCAAAACATTTCAATATCAAGTCGTTCAGATCTTTAATATTATATGTATCTAACCCATTTTCTTTAAGAAATTTAGACCACATAAAAACAGGTCTACCCTTTTTAAGCTTCTCGGCCATTTTCTTTTTACCAGTTACATCATTATCAAACATATATCTAACTGTTGGAATTTCATCAAAGTCATCAGTTGATCTACCAGCAGTTGCAAGGGCGAGGGAATTTGCCATAAATTTAGCATCTAACGGGCCTTCAAATATAGTAATAGGCCTTTGAAAATTTAATTGCATAATTCCAAATAATGTTGATACTTTAGTAAGAGACGTTAGTTCTTCGTTGGATAATTCTAAAGGTTGTCCCATCTCTTCATACAATTTTGGTAAATCATATGTTAGATATCTTTGTCCGTATCCCTTCATTCTACGTGTCTGTGCACCTATAATTTTATTATCTGCACCAAAATTAAGAATCCAAAGTCTATGTTCTTTTTCAGAATACAAGAAATCATCTACTCTATTGTGTAGTAGTCTATCTTTTAATTGAAACCAAATCCAATCGCCTGGTTCTATTACCTTTGCCTTAAATTTAGCTTTAAATGTATCTATATCAATTGATAATTCTTGAACCTTTCTTAATGCATCATGCTTCAGTACAGATTCTGAATTAACCTGTATCTTATTTTGTTTAATGTAATCTATAACCATAAATGAATCATCACTTGTGGCTAATTTAACTTCATGATCTTTTAAAAAGGAATATAAGTTAGTGTGATAACTACAATTATAACAGTGATACTGTAGAGTGTCCCAGAAGATATTACCTCGTTTTTTAGTATCGTCCGAGTGGGAATCACCACAATAGGGACATGCACAGGTTATTCGCCCATGCATGTCCTTTAGTAGCTTCTTATTAGGTTCAGGATGTACTTGAGATACTACTTGTTTAAGTGCATATCTTATTTTATCCTTTAACTCTTCAGTAAGTTGTATATTAGATGTCGAGGTCATTCAAGAAAGAATCTAGATCATCTTCTGATGATACGCTTGAAGTTGACTCTGTTGTTACTGGAGCTTCAGCTACAGCTGTTTGTGCAGATGTATTTGTAGCTTTTGCAGTTTTCTTAGTAGTCGTTGTAGTAACTTCTGCGATAGAATCACCTGGATTTAAGTACATTCTCAATACATCGTTTACGAATGATCGAGTGTCCTCGTCCCATGCTTGATAATCATACCCTTTCAATGAAGGCGCATTCTCTAATTCTTCTTTGATAGACGTCATAGTCTCTTTTGTTCTTTCTGCTGGAGCATCGCCCATAATAATTGCAGATTGACTAGCAGAGAATTTAGACTTGTCGTAGTTATTGTATTCACCTTGACGTGTAATGATCAACTCAAAGTTCTTACCTTCAAAAAGGTCAAATACTTGTGTTGGTTCACCAAAGTCTGGTTTCAACTCAGCGTCAATTTTTTCTTTAATTTTGTAACCGAATTTGAATACTTTGTAAGTACCTTCTAATTCTGGGTTCTGTGGATCTTTAATGATCTTAATTAAAGAATAGTATTGTTGACGTCTTTTCAGCTTCTCTGAAGATTTACGATCTACAGCTGAATCTGATTTACGTAGTTTCCAAAATACGTCTGCAATTGGACACTTCTCACCAATAGTAGATGGACTATCAACTAGTTTACCATCACCACTTGAGTTTGTCAACCAGTGTACATATTTTTGGATTAGGGAATTACGAGGGTTTTCTGGATTTGGTACAAAACGAATTAATGCTTTGTAAGTTCCGTCTTTACCGTCGTCTGCGGTTGGTTTGTACACTTCGTTTGAAGCTGTACTTGTGGGTGCCTGATGCGTTTCTACGTCTTCTACACCCAAGTTAAAAATGTCAAATGAATCACTCATACCTTTAAATTGTTTAATTTGTTAAATTTGTTTACCTTGAAATTACTTTCAGTTCTTATAAATGTATATTACAAAAGGTTTCAAATATTTTGCATTGTAAGTATAGCACCTTCTGAATCTTGCCACCTGTTGCTCTCTAGTTTTTGTAAACCAGCTTTACGAAGTAAGTCTTCACGCTCTTGTGTCGTGATCTTTTGCTCTCGCACCATTATAATGAGAGCTTTGTTCAGGTTCATGATTTCAGTAGTACACAACATAAAATTGACTAATATCTTAGCTTTTGTTAATATACTTATTATATATCCACATTTGAATTTGTTTCACCAGAGATTAAATTATTTTTTTTTAATTTAAAATGAAACAGTTTTATACAACTTGCATATAACAAATGTTAGTTAAGCCAGAAGATAGATTAGGCTTGGAGGCTTGCAACGTATGCAACGAGAAAATAAGCGTCAACAAGATCGTCAAGGGGCTTCGGGATCTTTTTCCCAATTTCAAGGTCTTTAACTATTTTCCACAAAGGACTTTTAGCTAAGATTGGGTCTTCGTTCACGTTTTTTTGAAAGGACTCAAACAACTGAAGCTTATTCATATTACCTTTACCAGCAAATTTCTTAATAGTAGTTGGAGCCACAGTCAAGATGTCATCGGGATTTAAGGTCTTTAAGAGTTTGAGTTTTAGAATTGCAGCGCCTGCTGCCATGTCTATCATATTATTAGTTCCCATCTTAGAACCATAAGAAGTTCCTTCAAATGAAACAATAAACCCATCACCATCGTATGAGTTTTGTAAGACAAGATTTATAATGTCGGCTGCCATTTTATCATAGCGCTTAACTTTTAAGAGTTCAGCACTTGAGAAAGCTTCATTGTTAGTAAAATCAGGTTGATCAACCAAAGTAACATCCTCTAATAAGGATATTTCTTCTTGTAGTTTTTGTTCAGCCTTTGTTCCAGTTTTAGGTTTTATATAACTAATAAAATGATATTTCTTACCTTTATCATTATATAAACATATACCTGGTGAATTTAGAGAAAAATCTACTGCGAGGTAATTCATTTATAGTTTTTTACCAAGACTAGCACCTAGAGCGGCACCTACAAGTCTTGAAGTTAATAGATCATAAAAGATACCCTTTTGAATACCTAAAACTTTTGCTACCATTTTACCAACTGATTTACCTAATGCAAACCCTGTTAAACCACCTATAATAGAACCAAAGAAACCTTCATTTGTTATTTCTTCGTTAAGTCTCTCTAAGTCGTATGTACCATCCTCTTTCATGTATTCCTTTTCGAATAATTCTAAAGCCTCATCTATTTTAGCTTCTAATTCAGGAGTCCACTCTTCTTGAAGACCTTCGTTAACAAGTTTCATATCATTCTCAGTGATAGTGTTCTCGATTAAGTATTTATTAAATGTTTTCATATATTATATATCAATTTATTTTATTCTATCTCTAATCTAAGATTTAATTTATTATAATAGAATGTAACCTCAAATGTATTAAAGGATGCAACATTTTCCGCAAAGTTTAAATTTAACTCGTTAATAGAATTCATGATACAATCTGTAAATTCCATATATGCTACAGATGCACCTTCAGCATCTAATATTCTTAAACACAATGGATCTATAATATATGCCTGCTTAGTTGATCTAGCATAATACCACAAAAGAGTATCCATCATAATCCAATAATTAATAAAACCATCCAACAATTGCATACTGACCGTAAATTCTCTATTAATTACATTTTGAATTGGCAATGCACCCCTGTGATATCTCTTAGTACCATCGTTATCTTCTTGTGATAATGGATCAAACGATACACCTGGTATATTAATACCCTGTATACTGTAATTAATAAAATCTACAGGTTCTGATAGTAAACTTCCTGGTATTTTATTTAAATATTTTTTATACTTATCTGCAACATCTTTAGGTACAAATCCCCTAGGAAACCTAAAATCGAATGAATTATTTCTGCTATTTAATACCATAATTAGATTTCAAATTTACCTGATAAAATCATATTTTCATCTATACCATTATTAACACTAATATAGAATGTATTGTTTTTCATACCCCTTATTGTGTTAGCATTTGCTTCACTTATTTTAAAGAGTACTTCACCTTCACCCATATTAATATCCTTATTGAATATATTATTAAATTTTAATTTTTGTTTACCATCTCCAAATGTCATGATTACATTTTCTATATTAGTAAATGATATGAATTCTACATCATCTCCTTTTCTTTTAGCTATTACAAATTTATAATATGATGTGAACGGCGGAATTTTAATGAGCAAATCACCTTCAGATTTAAAATCAGAAGTATCTACTTCACTAATATCTTGTCTTGTAATATCGTCAGTATTAGATTCAAATACAATTTTTGACTTGGAAGCAATTACATTATGTCTCTCTAAAAATGTAGGGACATACTTAGTACTTTTAGGCATGTTGTCAGTAAAAATGCCATTTATTATTTTGTTAGATGCTAGTTGAGGTAATACATTGTATACTTCGGTTAATTGATTAGGAGAATTAATTTTTAGTTTATTTAATCTCTTACCATATTTAGCAGCTTGTTTAACTGTTAAACTAGCCATTTTTACAATTTGTGTATTATCAGTTTGATTCCATATTCTCATTATAACATCAATAGAAAAACTAGAAGCTGTACTACTATTCATAATAACAGGTCTAAACACAATGGGTGTGTTAAAGTCCTCATATTGTGTATATGAAGTTTGGAATGTTTTAATT